TGAGGTTGACTAGAAAGTCACAAATTCATATTATTCTTTGAACTCGTCTACGTCAATACCAAACTCAGCAGCTTTCTCAATGAGGTCTTCTTCACCCCATCCTGTTAGCCCTTGCATTACGAGCATTTCTGTATCCTCGTAACTTTCAAAACCTTTCTCACTAATTGCAGTAGTGATTGCTTCTGCTAAGCCTAATTTATCAATTGTCATTAAGCCTCCTTTGTTGTTACTAATACGGTAGAGTTATGAATGTAGAGGGCATAGTTGATAGTTATTTAGTTAAGTCTGAAACCACACTTTGGGCATGACTGCACCACGTTTGGTTCAGGTTGTGGCGTAATTTGTGGTGGCACAAAGTTTGGATAAGCAACGTTAGTTGATTGAGCAATATTACTATCAGTCAATCTTTTAAGAGTTGCTTGGTCGTAAGTGCCACGTTGAACAATGTTGTTGCCATCCATCTGTGCTTGTATGTTTGCACTTGTGTTAGATGACCACAGCATTGAGTTAGGTCTAACCGAAGTGTGTATCTTGGAAAGAGCATTTACATCCTTAATGTAGGACATACTTTCTTTCTCAAAATTAGCACCTTGGTCTTCCTCA